GCAGTCCGTTCGAGCCTGGGTACGTTCCTCCAACCTACGACGACCGCCATGTGTTCCTCGTCAAGTTTGCGCACGAGAGCGAAGCCGAAGATGCAGACGGTCCAGCGACTGTGTGGAACGAGCAGACGCAGCAAATGGAGACGGTCGATCAGTACGATCGCACCAAGTTTGGCAAGTGGGTGCGTGACAATTCCAGTCCACAGGTGGCACCAGCAAATTACACAATAAACGGTCAGCCTGTAGGTGTAGCCCATAAGATCACTGGCCAGAACGTGTGGCTGGTGAGGGACAACCCGGAACGCTTCGGCGTATGGCAATAATCTAACCCGCAAAGAAAGGGCGATGAGACATGGCTGTCGCCCTAACCTTTGGCGCTACTAGCAGCGCAACAGCATCCAGTAGCGTAGCCACCTTTACGGGCATCTCCGTCAGCACGGCGGCAACGGATCGTATCGTCCTTGCCTGCGTGACGATGCAGAGCAATGCGACGTTTACTGCCTGCACCATCGGCGGCGTCACCGCTACCAAGCTTCAGGAAATTTATAACACCGCAGCAACCGATGATATTGGTTGCGCCATCTTCGCCGCTCCGCTTGCGTCCGGCACCACGGCAAATATCACCGTCACCGTTGATACTGGCAACCCGGTTGTTGGCATCACCACCATCAAGGTGACGGGTTCTGCCGAGATCACCGCTGCCAGTATATCCGATACCGACGAGCTAAGTGGCTCTGGCGCGACGATCACGCTCACCGCGCTGACCATCCCGACCAGCGGTGGCGCGGTTTGCGTCTGGGCGAATGACACCAACAATACTGCTTGCGCCTGGACGGGCATGACGGAGGTGTCGGATGCGAACTACAGCCCGCACCGACACAGCGTTGCCACTAGCATCACGGCAGGCACCACCAACCGTGTGGCTGACGGTGCTACGGCTCAGCAGGCGCTTCTTGGTGTCGCGTTCCGTCAGGGTGTGCAGTTAGCCGCTGGCTTTGTTCAAGACACGCCTGACACTTTCTACGCGCCCACGGCACAACGCGGGACAAGAACGGCGACGGTTCCGCTGTACACGGACGCGGATACTTTTTACGCGCCCACGGTAGAGCAAGAAGAAGTTTCCGCGCATATCGTCATCAGCTTCGCTGAGGTCGAAGCGACGGCGGCTATGCAGACGATCACGCCTGCGCTTGTCAGCGATGCGCCAGACACCTTCTATGCGCCCACCGTTACCAAGGGCGTTCGCACTGTAACCGTCCCGCTGTTTAGCGATACGCCCGACACGTTCTACGCGCCGCGTGTCAATATCTCACGCATCTATCCGGCGCTAGTTACCGACCCGGATAATTTCTACGCACCTCGCGTCAATATCAGCAGGGTTTACCCTGCGCTTTATACCGACGCTGACACGTTCTACACGCCAAGGATCGGACGCGGCATTACGGTGCCGCTCTATACTGATGCGGACACGTTCTATGCGGCGTCGATAACGCACGACGCTTACATCGCCGTCAGCTTTGTTGAGGTTGAAGCGACATCAACCGGCGTAGAGCTAACGCCAGCGCTCTACACTGACGCTGATGCCCTCTATGCGCCCAGCATTGGGCGCAGTATCAGTCCCGCGCTTTATACCGATGCCGATACATTCTATTCGCCGACTGTTGCTCGTGGCGCACGCACGCTCACGCCAGGGCTTTACAGCGATACACCGGACACCTTCTACGCCCCGACAATTACTCGCGGGGCGAGAACGATCACCGTTCCGCGTTTCGACAGCACGCCGGATACTTTCTACGCTCCGACGGTTCAGCGTGGGACGAGAACTCTTACCCCTGCGCTCTACACGGACGCCGATACTTTCTATGCGCCTCGCGTAAACATCTCGCGCATTTACCCGGCGCTCTATACCGACGCCGATACATTCTATGCGCCGAGGATAGTCCGTACTGTAAAGCCGGGGCTATTTAGCGACACACCAGACACCTTCTATGCGCCGTCGATATTGCGCGGTGTGAAGACGGTTACTCCTGGGCTAGTCAGCGACATACCGGATACCTTCTACGCACCTACGGTCGCCCGTGGTGCGCGGACGCTCACAGCGGCGCGTTATGACGATGCGGACACGTTCTACGCGCCGTCTGTGACGCGTGGTGTGCGGACACTTACTGCCGCGCTCTACAGCGACACGCCAGATACCTTCTACGCGCCTACCATCCAGCGTGGTGCGCGTACCCTCACGCCTGGGCTTTATACCGACGCCGATACCATCTATGCGCCGAGCGTCACCAAGGGTGTGCGAACGCTTACGGCGGCGCGGTATGACGATCCAGATACCATCTACACGCCGAACATCACCACCGGCATTGGGCAGGTGGTTGCTGTCTTCCTGCAAGACCCTGAGACGTTCTACGCGCCTACGATCACACGCGGCGCGGTCACGGTTACGGCATCGAGATACGACGACACCGATACTTTCTATGCTCCAAGTGTTGGCAGACAGATTCGGCCAACGCTTGTTACTGATGCGGATATATTCTACGCGCCGAGGATGGGGCGGAGTGTCAACCCGGCACTCTATACTGATGGTGACACGTTCTACGCACCTACTGTACAGCGTGGCGCTCGCACTCTCACGGCGGCAAGATACGACGATGCAGATACTTTCTACGCGCCGACAGTAGCTATCGGGGCGAAGTTCCTTGACGCCAGTCGCGTCAATGATCCTGAGACATTCTACAGTCCTACAATCCTGCGCGGTGCGAAGACACTTACAGCAGCGCTGTACACGGACGCAGATGCCTTTTACACTTCGACGATTCTGCGCGGTGCGAAGACACTCACTGTCGCACGCTATAACGACGCCGACACGTTCTATGGGCCGTTTATTGTCACTGGTGCTGGGCAGCTTGCTCCGCAGCGTGTTGATGATCCAGATACTTTCTATGGGCCGACAGTCCTGCGCGGGGCGAAGACCCTTACCGCAGCACGGTATGACGATGCTGACACGATCTATGCGGCGCGGGTGCAGCGTCAGGTCCGGCCTACGCTGGTCAGCGACCCTGAGACCTTCTACGCGCCTAGTGTGGCGCGCGGGGCGCGCACCCTAAGTCCGGGTCGCCACACTGATCCAGATGTTATCTATGCGCCTACCGTACAGCGCGGCGCGGCGACGATCTCGCCCGCCAGATATAACGACGCTGATACGTTCTACTCGCCCACGCTGCACCGGACCATCAATCCGGCACGGGCCACTGATCCTGAGACCTTCTACGCACCCACGGTATTGCGTGGCGTGCGGACGCTGTCACCCAACCTATTCTCCGACGCGGACGTGTTCTACGCCACGACGGTTCTTGGTGAGGGTGACCTGTTCAATGCCCTCTATACCGATCCAGAGGTTTTCTACGGTCCATCGGTACAGCAGGGCGCGGTGGTTATCAGCCCATCACTATTTGTTGACGAGGATGTTTTCTATTCGTCAAGTGTACAGAGACAACGGAATGTCACTGGTATCCGTGCAGGGTCAAGTTACAGTCGGCCACGACCAAGAGAGAATGACAGAGGAAGACCAGCAAGTGATTCTTGGAAACGACCAAAGGTGGCATAGATGCGTGGGCTAGATCGCAAGGTTGATATCGAGCGGAAGACAATTGTGCTCGATGAAGCAGGTCAAGAAGTTGAGACGTGGACGAAAGTGGTTACTCGTCGTTCGGCATGGATGAAGCCCATCGGTGGCGAAGAACACTTCACTGCAGATCAATGGGTGGCTCGTCAACAAGTAGAGTTCCGTGTTCGTTGGTCACAGTTGTTATCGCTCCTCAATCCGTTGGATCGCATCATCTATCCAGCGTCTAGTGATGCCGAGTCCCCCGGTCTCGAGGCACGGATATATGAGATCATCGAGGTGAACGAGCTTGGCCGTCGTGAAGCTTTACAGATTATGACAGCCCGTAGAGCAGAGGAGGAGACGTGATGCTGGTGGTTGAGATGCGCACGTATCTGCTGGCTGACAGTGCTGTTGCGGCCAAGATTGGTGTTAGAATGTTTCCAATCAGTTTACCACAGAACGTTCGATATCCAGCGATTACATATTCGCAAGTATCAAGTGTACGAGAACGGGATTTGTGTGGACCTGCTGGCTTTGCTCGCCCCCGCATTTCCATTAACTCGTGGGCCGAAACGTATCTTGAAGCACGCGCACTAGCAGATGCTGTGGATGATGCGTTGTACAACTTTAGAGGAAAGTTCACGCCAGCTGGCGTGCGTGTAGGTTCGGTTCGTCTGGAAAATGAAATGGACCAGGAGGAGCCGGACGTTGAGGTTTATCGTGTGCTGCAAGACTACATCGTTTCGCATGTGGAGGACTAAACTATGGCTCTAGATACAGTAGGTACAGTCTTTGCCGTTGGTGATGGCACGTCGCCAGATGACTATGCGGCATTTTGTGTCAACAGCATTGATCCTGTTGGTGCTACTCGTGCTCTGATTGACGTCACCACGCTGTGCTCGACGACACATGAGTATCGTCTTGCTCTGACCGATGGTCAAGAAATCAATATCGAGGCGTTCTACGACCCAGCGGATGCTGTTCAGGAATCACTTAGGACAGCGCTGGCGAATGGAACGACTAAGTATTTCAAGATCACGCTCAGTGATGATTCGCCAGGTACTGACATCACGTTCACTGCTCTGGTCACAGCTTGGAGTATTGGTGCTGCGGTCGATGGTGTCTATCCGTTGCGGATAACACTGAAGCCGATCAGCCCGTTGGTATGGTCGAATGAGGCGTAAGATGCTAACACGTGAACAG